TTTTTAGCACCAAGACCATCATCTTTTTTATTATCGCCTTTTTCGTTATTTGTTGTTGTTTGATCCCCATTTTTTACAAACGTTGTTTTACCATTATTAGTAACAAACTTTCCTTCACCACGTCCAACAGCATCAAGATTTTTGGCAGTATATGGACCTTCTCCTGGTTTATCAAATAATTGAAACCCTAACATTTATCGACCTTATTTCTATTGTATCAACTATTTAGCCTAAATCTGGCAAAAGGAATTGTTCTTAGTGATCTTAATTCTAAAGAACTTACATTATACAATCCACCTGCTATTTCATTCCATGTATATTGTCTAACTTCACCCCAATGATAGTTTAATCCACGGAAACCCCATTCAAATACATCAAATACTGCAACTAATGGATGTTGATCGTATTGGATGTTTGGTGTTTTTGGATTATAGATGAATACGTAATAGTTTCCTGCTTGAGGAACCTTACCACCTTCTGTTAATACATCTAGTATATCTAATGCTAAATCTTCTGGATCTTCTGTTCCTATAAGATCTCTTAATACAGGAGCAAGTCTATTTCCTTCTCTTACATTAATTTGATATTTTACATCTTCATAAGAATCACCACCAGTTCTTCTTTTAGCTCTTCTTGCCATAACTTATACCTAATTCCTTTTCTGTGATGACTTTAAATTCTAATTGTCTATCAGCACACCATTCTCTTGCCTCTGTCCACTTTGCTTGATTTCTAGCATATTCAAATGCTTCACGGATATAACCTGGAGTTTGACGTTTTGGTTTTTTAGGTGGACTACATTGTTTTAGTGGTTTTACTTCAATAACATATTTTTTAATTTTTCCATCACTTTGTCTTTGCTTCATATAAAAATCTGGAAAATATCGGTGTGGTTTTCCATCAGGACCACGATAAGGTATAATAATTTCTTCACTTGACCATTCTAGAACATTAGCATTTTGATCACACCAATTCATAAATTTACGTTCCCATAATGACCTAAAAGTTATATTTGTAGGATCACCTTTATACTTTCTTGGGTGTGATGGTTGATATTTTCCTTTATAAGCCATCTAAATAGATATGATATAATAAAACTATTTAGAGTGCCAGCTCCATTTCCAAAGAAAATATCACAGATATTACCGACCTTTCAAAATGTCGCACAAACATCCAATTATTTGGTTAGATTTTCTATACCTAATAGTGGTGTGTATCCTTTAACTACTCATTTAAGATCTAAGGGTGTTGATGATAGATTTGATTTGGGGGATATTGGATTATTGTGTAGTGGTGCTTCTATACCAGGAAGTTCTTTTGCTACTCTTGATGTTAGGGGAGAATATCAAGGTGTCATTGAAAAGATGGCACATACTAGACAATTTACTCAAATTGATTTAGAATTTTATGTTGATAATCAATATAAATCTCTTAGATTCTTAGAGCATTGGATGGAGTATATTTCTGGATCTAGTGCTATAAATCCTCAAGAGAATGCTTATCATTTTAGAATGAGATATCCTGATTATTATAAATCAAATGAAACTAGAATTATAAAGTTTGAAAAGAATCATAGACAGTTTTTGGAGTATAAATTTATTGGATTATTTCCACTAGCATTAAATTCTACAAGAGTTCAATATCAAAATTCAAATGTATTGAAGGCAACTTGTTCTTTCCATTATGATAGATATATTTCTGGTGAAACAACAACAATGGCTCAGGCACAAGGTAGAGATTTGAATACTGGAGCAGAAGAGTCAAATATGTATAATTTTAGAGAATATAATAATATGGCTGATATTTTAAATCCTTTACGTGAAGGAATGGGTGTTCAGTACCGTTGGCCAGATAATGTTGCTAAATCTACAACAAATAGTAGTGCTACTACTGGTGTGAATAATAGTAATGCTTCAGATGGCACATCTAGTGCATCAAATTTATAAATTAAAAAAACTAGTCTAAATAATTTCACTGAGTGAACATATTATGCCTTTACCACAGATTTCGACACCTACTTATGAGTTGGTTATACCTTCATCTAAGAAGAAAGTAAAATTCAGACCTTTCTTAGTAAAGGAAGAGAAGATTTTAATTCTTGCGATGGAAAGTGAAGATCCAAAACAAATAGCAAATGCTGTTAAAGATGTTATAGGATCTTGTATACTCTCAAAGGGTATAAGAGTAGAGAAATTATCTACATTTGATATTGAATATATTTTCCTTAATATACGTGGAAAATCTGTTGGTGAGGATATTGAGATTATGGTTACATGTCCTGATGATGAAAAAACTCAAGTTCCTGCTGTAATACATTTGGATGAGATTAAAGTTCATATTGATAAGGAACATAGTCAAGATATTAAATTAGATGATGAATATACAATGAAAATGAAGTATCCTTCTTTAAATGAATTTGTTAAAACAAATTTGAGTGCTGGTGGTGATTTAGCTGTTGATGATACTTTTGATTTAATTGCCTCTTGTGTAGACCAAGTATATTCTGAAGAGGAGTCTTGGGCAGCATCTGATTGTACTAAGAAAGAGTTATCTGAATTTATTGAAGGTTTAAACTCCAAGCAATTTAAGGATGTTGAGAAGTTTTTTGATACTATGCCAAAACTTTCACATAAAGTTAAGGTAATAAATCCAAACACTAAAGTTGAAAGTGAGATCGTTTTGGAGGGATTACAGAGTTTTTTCGGGTAAGTATGTCGCATGAAGATCTTGCGTCATACTATAAAATTAACTTTGCATTGATGCAGCACCATAAATATAGTTTAACAGAGCTAGAAAATATGATGCCTTGGGAAAGAGAAATTTATTTAACTCTTTTACAGCAGTATATTGAAGAAGAAAATTTAAAAGCACAACAAGCATCGAATGGCTGAACTATCATCGCCAATAGCAGGAGGAATAAGAGCTGTTAGAAGAAATGTATCTTCTTCAGCATTTACAGGAAGAGCTGTAGCTCCACCTGTTGATACCATATCAGATAATATAATAGCTCAGAATAGTTTATCTTTAAATAATGTATCTCAAACCTTACAGAATATAGCAGGTCAAGTAGGGCAATTAACATTTTCTTTAAATGTTATTAAATCTAATTTAGCAGTTCAATCACAATTAGATCGTCAAAGAGAAGAGGCAGAAGCACAAAGAGAGAGGCAAGCAGCACAACAAGGATTACGAAAAGGAAAAGAAGGTATAATTGAGCAAGGAATACAAAAGGCTTTGTTTTCTCCACTTAGAACTATAGGTAAGAAAACTCAATTTGCGTTGGGTAAGTTAACAAATTTCTTTACTATATTATTAGCTGGATGGCTTGGTGATAAGTTAATAAAAGCTTATGGATTTTTAGCTGATGGTAATAAGGCAGCATTAAATAAATTAGCCCGTAATGTTATTGGAACATTAGGTACAATAGCTGCTGTATTATTAGGATTTAAGTTAGCATTTAAAGGTCTTCTTGTAACTTTAGGAGTAATAGCTCTTAGAATTGGTAGGTTTGGACGTAAAGGGATTTTTATAGGTCCTATGCGGATGCTTGGGAATCTCATTACAAGAGGATCTATAGCATTCCTAAAAGGAATAAAAAATCCATTTAGAGGAGGATTTAGGAATTTTCTAAAACCAGGAAATTGGAAAGGATCAACTGCATCAAGTATTGCTACTGGAACTGTACTTGCTGGTGGTGCTAGTATTGCTATTGATACTTATAGTGGTAAACCATTAGGTGAAAGTGTTCCACCTGCTATGGGTGGTATGGGTGCTCTTACTATTTCATCTATACTTACTAGAGGTTTAGCTGCTGGTGATTGGAAATCTAAAGTATTGGCATTTCTTATTAATTCTGCTGCTTTTAATTATGGGTATGGGAAAATTGATAATATGCAACAGAATAATCAAGCTGCTCCACCCCAATCTACTGCTAATGATGGTGATATTATGCCTAGCATGATGTCGCCTATAAGTGATCAAGATCTTCTTAATGAAATTAAACTTCAGAAACCAAAAAGAGAGGATTTTGGTAGTGGAAGAAGTGGTGCTAAATCATTTGAAAATGCATTAGATAATTATAATGATGAGTATGAGGAACGTATAAAAACCTTAGAATCGAAAATAGAGCCAAAGAATGAAGTAAAGGAGATTAAAAATTTAAGATCTAAAAAAGACATGGATATGTCATCTATTGGTCAAGAACCAGATTTACCTCCACTCTTTTTACCAATGCCTGGTGCTACTGGTGGTGAAGGAGATCAGCAGCAGGGTGGTATTAAAGGTGGAGCAGCAACTGGATATCCTGCTATAATGCCAGTTGATACAACAAATTCCCATGTTTATATTTCATATAAGATGTTTAATATTTCACCAGCGTTAAGTTAGATATATGGCTCAGCAAAAAACAGTAAGATTTTTAACTAAGAATACAGTTAGTATTAGAAAGATTGGACAATCATTATCCACTGTTTCTAAATCTTTATCAGCTGCATTTAAATCATCTAATATTGTTAGTCGGACAACTAATAAAAATATTAGAGATTCAAGAAAATTAATACGTCGAGATGCTTCATTCTTTAATAGAAGATTACAAAGTATTAGAAGAAAAGATCGTGAGGATATGATAGAAGCATCAAGTTCTGTTGGTCCTAGTAATTTCTTACAGAAGAATATATTCAGAAGTACTAAAGGATTTCTTGGTAGAATTTTAGATTTCTTTGGTATACTTCTAATTGGATGGGCAATTAATACTTTACCTGGAATTATAAAAAAAATTGGTAAATTAATTGGATTTATTAAAAGAGTAGTTGGTATCTTTACTGGATTTCTTAGTGGTGTATTTGGGATCTTTAGTAGAATTGGTGGAGCAATTGCTGAGACCTTTGATCAACTTAGGAATTTATTATTTTTTGATGAGCAAGCAAAGATACAAGAGACTTTTGGTGATATTAATAGGGGATTTACTAATTTGAGTAATGATCTTGAACAAGAAGCTTATAATTTGACTAAGACTAAAGAATTGGGTTTAGATGATGCAGAGGATCAACTTAAGAAGTTTGAAACTGATATGGGGATAGGGGGAGAAGAGGATGATGAAGATCCACCAGAAGATGATGATAAGAAAGAAGATGATAAGAAAGAAGATGATAAGGATGAAAAGAAAGATGGGATCTTTTTAGGAAAAGTTGAAGGAACTAAAACTACACCAAAAGAGGAAGATTTAAAGAAAGATGATACTGGTCCTGATACAAGAGGATTGGATGGTGAAAAATTATCACCTGAAGTAGAATCACAACAGGATGCAGCACTTAAACAAAGTGGTTTTGAAATGTTTAAGGAAGGAACATCAAAGGTTAAGAAGGATGGATTAGCATATCTTCATAAAGATGAGGCAGTTATTCCTGCTGAAAGTGTTAAAAGTTATGGAATTGATTTTATTGAAAAAATTATTACTAACACAGAGCAGACTAATCTTACTAAGAAGAAAGCAGCAAATCAATTATATCGAACTCTTGTTAGACAGGTACAAGAGGAGAAGGGATTTGTTACTGAGGATGAGGCTGAAGAATTATTTGAAGAAACTGTAACTAAATTAAAGGATTCTCTTAAAAAGGAACTTCCAAAGATTGAGAGTAAGGTTACTGAAATTTTTGGAGTGCTTAAACAAGCAGAGAAAACAATAATACCTGAGTTGAAGGATATTGCTAAAGAATCAAAGAAAATTATAGATCAAAAGATTAAGACTAATAGATTGCCACAAACTATATTCATGCCTTCTATGCCTAGTGGTTCTGGTAGTAGTCCAGCACCAAAAGCAACTCCAAGAAAGAAGGCTCCCCTTCAAAGTTCTTCTGGTGGGACAAATAAATATTTGTTAGCCGTAGATGCTCTTTCAACAGCGTTCTTATAATGTCAGCAAAGGATCCATCACAATATGAAGAATTTTCATTAAGATCAGCAGACGGAAAAAATACCGTTGATCTTAAAGGTAAGACTGTTGCATTTGAATATTTTGAGAATATATTTTCTCCAGTGATAACTGCTAAGGCAATGATTCAAAGTACTGGTGATGCTATAGAAGGACCAGATGGAAAACTTCAATCAATTTATAATGGATTGCCTCTAAGAGGTGGTGAGCAATTATCATTTAAGATTGCTGGTAATAGTGAAACAAATCCTGGATTAGATTTTTCTGATGATCCAGAAAGATATCTTCATGTAGAAAGTATTACTAATGTTATCACAGAGACTAAAAAAGAAACTTTTGTTTTAAATCTTTGTTCTAGAGAGAATATTACAAATGAAACTTCTAGAATTGGTAGGAAGTTTGCTTCTTCTCCTATATCA